CTTTATCGTTTGGTGTCGCTAAAACGCCTTGATTATCTAGCACACTATTAAATACTAGTCCTGCATTTGCATCGAAGCCGTCAAATTCGTCTAAACATAGAAAGCTACCATCTCGGAATGCTCTTGATACCGACCCATCAATAAATGTACCGTCAAATGTCATTCTACCTGTCATATGTGACTCGGTAACTCCTGCACTACCTTTTAGGTACTCGTAGTTACTCTGATTAGTCGAAAAACCCAATGCTCTAGCACATTGTTCAATCAAATGGGACTTACCAGTCCCACTTGGACCACATAACCAAACTCTTTTAAAGAGTTTCAAGCATTCTAGCACAAATGGAAACTGCTTATGCTTAAGACCCGACACTTCTTTCACCTCTACATCGTCGATATAGACTTTTATAGGTCGCTGTAAAGAGTTGATTTTCTTGTCTACCTTGTCGGATAGCTTTTCGGTTTCATCTCCAAATGCCTTGATTAAATCGCCTTCTACTTTAGATACTCTGTCGTATATCCCATCTCCTAGCTTTTCTGCTACCTTGTCGGCTAGCATATCCTCTAAACTACCTGTACCAGCCGAAGGCTGCGGTGTGCTAGCTCCTGGTGTGGGCGTCGGCGTTGGAGTCGGAGTTGGTATTGGTGTTGTTTTTGGTTGAGTTCCATTGACTAAAAAGTCAATCAGTTCGTCTTTGTGTACTGACTGCACCCAAGATGACTTCATGCCATTTTGTTTGCATTTAGCTATCGCTAACTTTTTGACTCTGCCGTGAGCCATTGCTCTAAGTTCACTTTGTGAATAATTCATGGTTTCCTTTTGCCGATTTCGGCGGTTGTTGTTGGTTGTTTTATTATTTCTAGCATTTTCACTAACGTTCCAATGCTAGAAATAATATTAAAGGGCGACTCTCAGCATTTGCAGAGCAAATCCTAAAATCGTCCATAGCACGAGAATAAATCCGAATAAATCGGATTCTAAAAAGTCTATTATGCGTTCTAATAGTTTCATGCTATTCTCCTACTTTATTTAAGTCGTTAATAAATTCATTTGTTATTGATTCCAATTTTTCCTTTGGAAACAATCCCACAATGGTTTTCTGTGCATATCCATAAGAGCAACCAAACTCTAAGGCTAAAAGCCTTGTGTAGTTGCTAATCACAAACGTTCTCTGTTCTTTATGGTTCGCGTTCCTCATTTCTAAAGAACTGATATAGTCTTTTTCATCATAATTACCATGTATAAAATGGTTCCATACTTGGTATCCATAATCACTCATTTCTCCCGAAATAAAAACTAGCGCGTCTTTTATTTGTTGTTTTATGCTCATTTTGTTCTCCTTTTAAGGTTTCTAGCTTTTTCACTTACGTTTCAAAGCTAGAACCCTTAGTTGTTGGTTGTTTTAATGTTCAATCGGATTACTAACCCATCTTAAAAATGGTCGGTCTTTACTCCAATTATCGAGGACAATTTCCTGCCCTTCGTCGTTAGAAATTCTCCATTTCAAACCGTCGAATGAAATCAAGGCTTCCTCTAACTCGAAAGCATCAGCTTTCCACCCTGCAAAAGACTCTATAAAGAGTCTATTCTCCATGTCGGTGTAATAATGCTCTTCATGGTAGTGAGCAATCCAATTCCTCTCGGCAATTTGGTTTAGTAAGTCGATACTAAGCCTTGATTTAACTTCGTCCCTAGTCACAGAGTCCTTTGAAAAGCCGACAAGGTTTCTTGTTGGGTTGTAGTTAGGTTCATCTTTATAACTAATTCTTACAGCAACAACTATGTCGTTAGTATAGTCGCAAGTTGTAATACAGGGTGTTGAAAAGTCTTTCATTTGGTGTTTACTCCATTTCGACGGCTATGGTTATTATTCTTGCTAGGGTGTTCTATGCCGTCACTATAGGACATGCTAGCATTTTTGGGTGTTTAGGGTGTAGTTATAAAACTACTCCCTAGCTACTCCCTCGAGGGTATTTTTCCCTTGACTTATGGCGAGGCTATAGCGAGGCTATAGCTTGGCTATAGAACCCTAGCTAGGACTCGAACCTAGCTATCCCAAAGGGATAGACCCCTGTCTAGGGTTGGCTTTGGTTGTGTATCTCGTCGGCTACAGTCTACGCGTTGAGATGATTCCAACGCGTGTTACCGTCGGAACTTTCGTCGATGGTAAAGCCTTGAGACAGCGCGAGATTCATCGCGTAGTCTTGTGCGTTCGGCATGTCGGTTTCCTCTCGGCGTATTAGCTCGGCTTCGAAGTCGTAAACTGCGGGTGTAATTACCGCGCGGTTTTGCGCGTTCTGGACAAAGCTAGCTAGTTCGACTTGGCGGAAATGCTCTTCATACGCGAGAAGAGCTTGCTCTTCTTCATGTGTAGGAATATCTACGCGTTCAGTTCCTGCTTGGGTGTTTACGTCGTTACGGTTAACAACTTCGTTGTTAGGGTTGTATATAGAAATACTCATGGGTATTCTCCTTCGCGAAGGGTGTCCTTCGCGTATTATATCATGCGCTAACATGATTCGTTAAAGCCTTCGACTTAGTGCCGTCAGCCATACCCAAATTTACCAAGAAAACTAGGCAAAACCTAGAAAAACAGTTATAACCGACGGTATATAGCACCAAGCTAGCACAAAACGAGGCAAGGAAAACTAAGGACTGCGTACGCGTAGAGGATAACGAACGCAAAACGCGAACTCAACGAAAATCTCCAACGCGAAACGCATACGTAGGGGGGTGTGCATACGTAAGGCACAGCCCATCCATTTTTTGCACAGTTTTTGACTATGCACACTTTTGCACACAAAAAGCACACCTGTGTTTTTTTATGTAAATACCCTATATTATTATACTTATAGCATTATAGCCCCGCTATAGCGACGCTATAGCCATAGGCTATACGTTGGCTATTAGCCATTGATAGCCTTTCTTTGAAATAGAAAGTGAAATAGAATATAGTATATATATAAACTTTAAATAAAAAAAACTAAAAACCTTAAGTATAGTTAACCTTAGGTTAGGTAAACCTTAGGTTGTCGGCTCAACCTTTTTTGCTTTTATTTACTGTAACATTATCGTTATATTTTTATCGGGGAATAAAATTATTTTTCAACAAATTCAGGAGTTTTAAATGCCTTACGAACAAAAAGATGACACATTTTCAATATTTAACAACGAAAACAAAGAAAAAGAAAGCCAGCCCGATTTTACGGGGCAAGGAAAGATAGGTGGCAGAGATGTTAAGGTTGCAGGCTGGAAGAAAGTGGGTCAATCAGGGGTTGAATACATTTCATTTAAGGTAGAGGATAAAAACGCGCCATTTTAATTATGAAAAGACTGAGAACAGCGGCTTGGAGACGTAAAGAGGGTAAAAATCCTAAAGGCGGTTTAAACGCTAAAGGGCGTGCAAGCTATAAAGCAGAAACTGGAGGGACTTTAAAAGCTCCTGTTCCAAAAGGAACAAATCCAAGGCGAGTATCGTTCGCCGCGAGATTTGCTGGAATGAAAGGACCTATGAAAGATTCAAAAGGAAGACCTACTAGAAAAGCTTTAGCTTTGAAAAAATGGGGTTTTGGTTCTGTTGAGGCTGCACGCAATTTTGCAAACAAGAATAAAAAATCATAAGGATATAATTATGTCTAGAGCAAAAAAACTAACATCTAAAGAACTAAAGGCTTTTAAAAAAAGAGATGAAGAATCTAAAGTGCATCCTAAACCTTCTGGTGCTAAAAAGATTAGAAGGTCATCTAACTATGATATAAAAACTGGTGAGCCTCTTACTTCTAAAGAACATCTTGAGGGAAGGTTAATGAAACCAAAAAGACTTAGAGCTAGAAGAAATAAGAAAGGTAAAAATATTAATTACTAAATAAATACGGCAATGAGAGTTAAATGTAGGGGAAGGCATTTTGACGTTTACACACCTCAGGAAGCTAAAAAGTTAGGAATTAAAGTTGTTGAAGACTGGCGTAAATCTAAAGTTGGAGAATGGATACAGACTCAGGATGAAAAAATTATACAAGTTACAGGAAGGCGTACGGAAAAACCTTCTAATGTTAAAAAGCAATATATTTTTATTCGCACTGGATATGGTGAGTGTGGCGTTCATAAAAAACATGTTTACGCACAAAAACAACCCGATTACTACCGCGATAATTACTATTTTGGTAAAGATTTAGTTAAAAATGTACGCCCAACCGCAAAACAAAGAACATTTGTAGATGCCTTATTTTTACACGGCAAAGCAGATAAATTGGGTATGTGGGACGCTGAGTCTATTATTCTTGCCTACCAAACTATCTATAAAGACAATAACCCAGAGCAAGCACTACGGCGCGGAATGGGAATCCTCAAAAGAAAGCATATAAGAGAGTATATAGCCATGAATATGAGAGATAAATTAAGTGCAATGGGGTTAGACGATGATTATGTTGCAAGCAAATATAGAGATATGATAGAAAATGCGGAAATTCCTGCTGCAACAAAGCTAAATGCTCTTAATAGAGTTAGTGATATGCTTGGTCACTTAACAAAAGAGAAAAAAGAAGAACAAATTGAAGGTGTATTCGCATTATCTGATGGCGATATAAAAAAATTATCATCTGTAAGAAAAACTATTGCGGAAACCACATATGGCGCGCAAACCAATAGAAACGAAAAACTACATACATCATCCAAAATCAAAAAGTAATCAAATAGATGCTTCTCAACCTGGTTTAGTTCATATTGATGATGTTCCATATTTTGTAGATGGAATAGTAGCTAAGTTTATACTAGAATTATTAGATGAAGTAGAATCGTACAAAGATGAATTAGAAAATATAAAAAAATACATAGGGGATTTTGGTGAAGGCTGATAAAAAGCAAAAAATGCTAGAAGCTATGTATTTAGACATTTTTACATTTGCTGAAATCCTTTTTGGTGACCCTGATAATTCTATGCACTACCATTGTCGCTCCAAATCGCCCGAATTTCACCGCGAAATAGCTAAAACCTTAATAGATATGGAAGCAGGCAACAAACTAGCCGTAGTGGCACCAAGAGACCACGCAAAATCAACATTTATTAACCTGATATACCCACTTCATCGCATATTGTTTGGTGAAGAGCGTTTTTTATTGCTTATTTCCGAATCTGAAATGCAATCTAAGTACAATTTAGAAGCGATTGGCAACGAAATTGAGTTTAATCCTAAAATTAAATATTTTTTTGGCGATAGAAAGGGTTCTGTATGGGGAAAAGAAGAAAAAGAAGTAATTGGAGGATTTGATGAGTATGGAAAACCTAATGTTATGTGTAAATGCTTAATTCGCGGTACGGGACAAAAGGTTCGTGGACTAAAATATGGAGCATATCGTCCAACTTTAACAATAATTGACGATGGGGAAGGCGAATCAAACAGCACTACCCCTACAGCGAGAGATAAATTCAGAAGATGGCTAAATGCAGCGGTTATCCCTGGTTCTGGAGACGCAAAACTTGTATTTATCGGCACAATCGTAGATACAGACGCATATTTAAACAGAATTGCGGGACCATTAGCGTACGATAAAGAGGGAAATTATAAAGTCAAGGGTTGGAGGTCTTTATTTTTTCAAGCCGTACCTCAAGATTTGCCAAAAGGCAAATTTGGAACCTCTGGTAATGAGTTTACAGATAAAAAAGGGAATGTAAAGGTTTTATGGGAAGACAGAAGACCTTATTCGTGGTTAATGGCAGAAAAAGAACGTTTAAAATCCGAAGGAGATATTGCATATTTCTATCAAGAGTATCAAAACATACCTGTTGATGACAGTTTTCGCATATTTAAACAAAAAGACATGCGATATTGGGAAGGAAGATACATGTATGAGGAACAACAGAGTTTTGTTATGCGTACAGACGAAGGCAGGAGAGTAAAATTACCTGTAAATGTGTTTTTAGGAGTTGACCCAGCGTCAAGTGAAAACGTAAAAGCAGATTATACGGTTATTATGGTGATAGCGGTAGATAAAGAATATAATATTTATGTTCTTGATTACTTTCGAGGGCAAGTTGCACCGATGGATGGAGCTGATAAATTATTTGAGCTAGCAGACATATATCATCCGAGAGACATTAAGATTGAAGAGACTGGGCATGTAATGCTAGCTGATTATGTACGCAGACACTCTAAAGAAACAGGAAGATTCTATAATATAAACACTAGAAAAGCAATTAAGGCAAAATATTACCGCATAAAACAAATGCAACCGCATTTTGCATCGCATTCTGTGTTTTTAAAAGAATCTCATGAAGAGTTAGAAACTGAACTTTTAAATTTTAAAGAACATGGTACATTTAAAAAAGATACCCTAGATGCACTCCGTTGGGCAATAGACGATATTTGGGCGCCTGACGTAGAGCAAAACGAAAAAGGGGAATGGTTACCACCGCCACCAATTACAGAGGTTGATTGGGAGACTGGTCAAATGTTTAGCGCAGCAGATTTTGTTGAAGCTTAGTTTTTATGCAATAGATGGCTTAATAAAGTAGATATGCCAGATAGATGAAGAATATAAACTACAAGAGAACATTAATATGTCTATGATGGCTGATAAGCGTAGCATAGTTCTTACTATTGCATAAAAAATATTAACATGGGAAACTTTGATATAGATTTAAACTTCGGTCAAATATACGAAGAAAAAATACGAGAGCTTTTTGAAGGCGAGGGTAGTATTGAGGTAAAAACCGAGCGGGATATTTGGGCTGACACAGGAAATATCGCAATTGAAATTCGTTCCAGGGGAAAACCCTCTGGTCTTTCAATTACAGATGCTAAATGGTGGATTCAGGTTTTTACCGTAGATAAAGATGTGAAGTTTATGTTAATGTTTCGCGTCGACAGACTACGAAAAGCTATTAAGTATTTATACGCAAATGAATTAGCGCCGTTAATTAAGGGCGGAGATAACAATACTTCCGATTTAATTTTGGTTCCAATAGCAACTTTACTTTTATTAAACAAAAAATTTTGAATTTACTGTAACATTTTTGTAACATTTATATACAACATATGTTAAACTTACGTCAGCTTGAAACAAAAAAGATTTCAGCGGAAGAAGTTAGAGCAGAGTATCTGCTTTTTGAAAGTTCTTCTGAAGAGTACCGTTATCAAATGGCAGAGGACCATGAATTTTATTTAGGTTCTCAGCTAACAAAAAATCAAAAGAATTACTTGCTCAGTGTGGGGCAACCCCCCGAAGCTAACAATAAAATACGTCCCGCTGTTGAGCAGGTTTTGGCGAATATCGCTGCATCTGCTCCTGAATGGGATGTCCACGCTGTGGGCAAAACCGACAATGATGCAGCATTCGTCTTTGACCAATTACTTGATAAAATATGGTACGAATCTGACGCAGATGTTGCATTTCGTCAAGCATGTAAAGATTTTATTGTTAAAGGGTTGGCGTATATGTATATATACCCTAACTGGCAAGGTGATGGTGGACTTGGAACTATTCAAGTAAAACGTATGCCACCAGAATCTATTTTTGTAGACCCAAATAGTTCTATGCCCGATTTTAGCGATGCTAGTTCAATTATCTACTCCGACTTACATACCAAGGAACATTTAAAGGTATTGTTTCCTAAATACGCTAAACAAATTGACGATGCGGAAGAAAACCATCAGAGAAACGAAAAAGAATCGGGCAAATATTCTAGAGACCATATTGAAACTAGAGGAGATATGGATTTAGACCACCAGTCAAGAGTAAGGAAATATTGTTATTTTAAGAAAGTAAATATTCCTCATGCTCTTATTCTTGATACGAATACTGGAAAAAATCAATTATATAACAAAGAAGAATATCAAGAATTAATAAAAGATGAAAAATATGAACAATTTTTAGAAGAAGGTATTATTACAGAACAATTAGCGTATCAAACGAAAATTAGAGAAGTATTTGTTGTTGGAGATACGGTATTGTATGATGAAATACTTCCTATATCAGAATATCCTATTGCAGTAGCATGTAATGAACACGCTGGAAATCCATATCCAAGTGGTGATGTTCGCCATGCAAAAACGCCACAAAGAATGCTGAATAGAACTGAAGCATTAATTATTTCACATACCAACGCTACAACAAATTTTAAACTTCTTTATGAAGATGGTGCAATTGATGCTAGTGAAATACAAAAGTGGCATATTCCAAATGCAATAATTAGAGCAAATCCTGGTGCATTAGCAACAGGTAAAATAAAAGAATTTGCGCCTCCAGCAGTTTCTTCTCAATTATATACAGAAAAATCAAGATATGAAGTAGATATAGAAACTGTATTTGGTGCATATAAATTCCTCCAAGGCAACTCCCAAGGCGCACCTGGAACTGTTGGAGAAGCGCAAATAATGGATGAGTCTTCTTCTAGAAAACAAAATTGGAAAATTTTACCTATTTATGACATGCTAACAAAAACAGCAAAAGTTGTAACTCAATGGATGCCAAACGTATATGACCAGCAACGGACATTGCGAATTGTTAGTCCAGTTGGAGACGAAAACGAATTAACATTAAATATTCCAGTTATTGATGATAAAACAGGAGCTGTAAAAAAATTATACGATATGGAAACATCGCAATTCGATGTTCGGGTTGTAGTGGGTTCTACTCGCTCTAAATCTCCAATGGCGGAATTGCAAAAAGACCTAAGTCTTCTTAATGCAGGTATTTATGACAAAACGCAAGTTATTATGAATATGAAAGGGGATATAGATAAAGCATCACTGATGCAAAGAATGGGAGAAATATCAAATTTACAAGCGCAATTACAACAAGCGCAGGAAGAACTAAAGAGAATGCAAGGAGATTTGCAGACTCGAGAAAGGGAAGTGTTCCATGCCAACATGAGGGCTGAAATAAGTGAAGCTACCAAACCAGTTTCTGAAGCGGTAAGCAACATTAAGTCTAATGCAAAGTTGGAACAAGCACGACAAAGAGACAAAACTCGCATGGTCGGTGAAGAATTGTCTGTCGTAAAACAAGCGATTAACTCAGAATCCAAAGCTCCGCA